TTCGGTTGAATCTTTGACTATTACCTTAGAATGATGACAATGAAACTTCTTTGTCTCTACCGGGAGGTAGAGGGAATTTAGTGTAGTTAGAGTTCGGTGCACTTGGGGATTAACTCCCCCCATTTGTGAGAAGGAAACGCAATAAGTGTCAAGCGATGTGTATAATTGCAGTGCGTGTATTACTAGAAAGGAATTGCCTATCGTTCTGATTTGCAATAGATAGGATGGGTGTGTGTTCTCGGCACACTTGGATGAGCGTAGTGAATGAGGCTACCGGCAGCATGTTATTTAGAGTATGGCTAGTGAATTTATTCAATCCGGTTTTTGCTAATGCTAGAGAAAGGTTTGAGCCCAAAATCAGTTGAAACGAGTATGAACATAGTTCTGTAGGATGACTACCTGCTTCAGACGCAGTGAATCCTGACATGTAGGAATGATGACGTATCAGAATAGTTCCAAGTGAGATTAGGGGCAAATAGCGCGTACACAACCGTATGCAGACTCTTGGAGAATATCTGGAAAGCACAAATGAGCTGAATTTTCGGCAGATTTTTGAAATCATAATGAATTTGTGTAAAGCTAAGATCACGAGAGATGTAGGAATGGTGAATGTTGTGTAAATAGACACCGTGGAAAGCCTCCACCCCCTTTAACCTATTGATGTATAGTACAAGCATCAATGATTTTGAGATGGTAGGAGAGAATATAGGAGAGAAGACGGGTTCATGGTTCAGTTGGTCAAGTAAACCAGAAACCACTAGACAATCATGGTTTACATTTGACGTAAAACATAAACTCGATGACAAAGCAGCAGACTTGATGGAAAGCAGTTTGCAGGAGTTGACACGACTCCGAAGTATGTTTGAGACGACCCTTCTCAAATATGATTATTTGGTGGAAGTTGTAGACAAAGTGATTTGTATTTTGATCACAGTTTACAATATGTATCACCAGGAAACTATGGGTATGAGAGCGATGGTTGCATTGCAATCGCTTGTGGCAGCAGGAATTTTGAAGGTAAAGTATGTTACGAAGACGTTGCTGATGGCATTACAAAAAGTGTTTAGCTACATGGATTGTAGGTTCCCGTTGCCAGGATCGGAACTCCGAGCGGAAGGAGGAGAAGAACAAGATGAATTGCAGATGGCAAAAGAAGTTTTTAGGGAGACATCAAGAATGTTTGTACCAATATTGGAAGACGAATTACAAGCCCAAGCAAAAACGATACCAGAACCATCCTTGCACAAATGGGCAAAGACTCTAAGTGCTGTTAAAAGTATTTCGGGTTTCTTTGAACATTTTGGCAAATTGCTGTGGAAAGTAGTGCAATGGAGTTATGAGAAGGTAACGGGCCACCCACTTCTTTTTGATGCAGCTAAGGATATCGCTCAGAAAGGCATAGTTTGGATGGGTCGAGCACAAGATTTGATGAAGATGGCGCGAGTTCCAGGAAAGATGGTGGCATCAGTGGAGCTGTGCAATCAGGTCATTTTGCATGGAGATGCAGCGTTGGTGTTGGAACAGGAATTGATGGATGTAGGAGTAACACGTATAAATTTTTCAGCCTTCTTTACGATGGTGGGAGAATTTAGGAAAGTAGTGAATGAAGCAAAGAATTTCTTGGGCACAACGAAGTCACGTTCAGAACCCGTACTGATTGGACTGTCAGGGCCTCCAAACTGTGGGAAATCAGTTGCAGAAGACATTTTAATCAATGATCTTTATGTGGCTGATTATACAGCGGAATTTGGGAGTCCACCATCAAGCAATCAAGGAATCAGATGGGAGAGAGACGTACAATCAGATTATGCTGAAGGCTATTACAATCAATTTGCGACAACTTTTGATGACGGATGGCAGAAAGATGACTTGGAGACACGGACAAAGGTAGCTCTTGAGTTGATAAGGATGATAAATAATGCACCATATCCTTTGGATATGGCTTTTGATCGGAAAGGTTCAGTGTTTTTCAACTCCAAGTTCGTGATTTTGTCACAGAATGGAGCTGATATTCCAAAGGTGAATTTGGAAGACAAGAATGCATTGTTGAGGCGTTTTGACTTCTTTGCAGAAGTCATGATCAATGATGAGTTTGTGGATGGCACAGGGACGATACGGAAAATCAGAATACCTCCAAATCATCCAGATTATGGGAAGCCCTTTTCCCGTGATGCATATAAGTTCAAATTGCGAAATTTGGTAGAAAATACCACGATGGAAGGTTGGTTAAACTATACACAGTTTTTCCAGTTGATTCGTCAAAGATCCATTGAAAAGACACAATATCGGAAGAACCCAGCTGACTGGGCCTTTGAGAATCCATTGATTATGAAGCAGGAGGATTTGGATAAATTGGTAGAGAATCCTAAATTACTTGCATTGAAGAGAGAGAATCCGCGGCCAGATTATTCAAAGATGGAAATTGTGGCACAAGGGAAGATGTGGACGCGAGGGGAGATAACTTTGAAAGATGTGTCAGACCCCTCAAAGATAGTGAAGGTGGATGGAGAAATTGAAGTAGAAGAGAAACAGACAATGGAGAGTACCTATTTCCAGTATGTGGATCGTTCTAAACAATTTGTTTCTATTGTACCTCCAGTGCTGCTTTCAAATAAACCTATGACAGATAAAGAGGCAGATCACCAACGAAAGTTGAGAGAAGTAGCACAGGAAAATCATCTAGAATTTCTGTACAATTACAAAGCTGAATTGGCCAAAAAGACGGGTTCATTGATTGATGAAGCCAAATTGGCCGTGAAGCAAATGGAAGAAGCAATAAAGTCAAATGCTGAAAAGAGTATGATTTTGAAGGTGATATTGGGTACAGCAGCTGTGGTAGGAGCAGTGGGGACAATGTACTGGGTGTACAAATTTTTCTTCCGAGATGAGGGAATGGAAGCCCATAAGATGGGAAATCCAGAGTATTCTGGCGTTGCGAAAAATGCATTGGGTAGGAGAAAGTTGAAACCTGTACAGAATCCAGTTCCAGCAAATGTGAGGTTTGTAAAAGTAGGAGCACACGGAGGAGAGATGGCGTTGTCATTGTTTATGGAAAAGACATTAAAACCAAATATGGGAAGGATGTGTTTTTACCCGGGGCCAGGAATGAAGCCTGATTGCTGTGGTTTCCTGATGGTTGAAGGGACCAAAGGAATTGTAGCAAAACATATGTGGTACTTGATGGGTGGAAAGGATGCCTTTGTTGTGTTGCAGTGCAACAGAGGGGGAGAATTTCGTTTCAAGGTGTCAGAACTTCAGCGAAGTATGGACGCAGTGAATGATACGAGCTTTTTCATTTTGCCGTTAGGGAAGAACGAATGGAGAAAGGAAGGAATTCAAGAATTCCGAAATATAAAGCATCATTTCTTAACTGATAAGGAAGCAGATGATGCCAATATTTCACACACAACATTGTTCTTCTCGCAACCTGGAGAAGGAGATCTGAGGATAGAATCATTCTCTACGGAACGAGCACAAACTCCGGTTGGATATGGGTTTTCACACGGTCCAGGCATTAAATGTTTGTCGACAGTGACTTATCCGACTGGTACAATGCCAGGGATGTGTACTAGTCCTATAATTGTACACAATACTTTTATCACAACCAAGATTTTGGCTCACCATGTAGCAGGGGGACCTCATTCGGG